GCTAACGTAAATCCTGATAGGTTTACAAAAGTGTCACACTTATAATCACCTTTTATACGACTTACCCAGATTTCTTTGCATAGATGCTTTGTGTTGTTAATAAGCTTAGCTCCGCCTATAATCCACACATCTTCTGCAAAACTGCTTAGTATAACTTTTATATTATCTTCTCTTCTTATTATAAGGTTAGGTCCTGCCGGTATATAAGAATTAGACACTACTACATTATACCTGTTAGGCAGTGGTTTAGGCATTTTTGGGTCTTCCCAAGTATGCCTACCCATTACTACTACTGAGTTGTTAGTACAGTTTTTAAACCATTTTAAATCGGCACTGTTATGGGGCCACGGTAGTGTTCCGTTTTTGCCTATACCGTTATTAGTATCAGCTGCTATTATAGCTCTTATCATTTTTTCTCCAGAAAAATCTTCACAAAATTTGAACTTTGTAAGAGAATTTTACTTATTTTATCATAATTTTACTATAGTTGTTCCCTATTAAAAAACGTATTTTTTAATATGGCGAATCTCAAGGCTGTAGTGATAGCTTGATTTTTTTATTCTTATATTATTTATAACTATACCGCTTATAGCATAAATGACGCGCCATTACAGCGCGTCATTTTTAAAGTGTTTCTAAGAAGTCAAGATTTTCTGCATCATCCTTGCCTGCTAATATAGCTTCGGTATTGTACCGTTTAAGGTTGATGAGTTTTTCGTTTTTTACTAGAGTATCCGTTCCTGCATTGAGGTTTTGAATATATTTAGCTCGACCGCCTATAGGCATAGCTTTTAGTAGTACATCTAATGTTTTATACTGCTTAGCTAGTGCTTGTGCTCGCTTAGGGCCGATACCTTCAATGCCGATGATGTTATCTCCTGTATCGCCTTCGATAATACGTGATAGCATAAACTCGCTAGGTGTTAGTTGTAGATTCTCAAATAAGCTATCTTTGGTAATTTCTTTCCTAGAAAATACATTAAAAATAGATACGTTATCATCAACAAGTTGGATAAGATCTTTGTCTGAAGATACAATCCATACATGATCAAACTCAGACTTGTATTTCTCTACAAGGTAGCAAATAGTGTCATCTGCTTCTACACCTCGTAGTTTTACTACGTCTTTCCCGATAATCTCAGGTAGAACATTTAGAACAGAAAAGAATTCGTCTTTCTTCTCTTGTTCTTCTACGCTGAGTTCTTCTTTGCGATTACCTTTATAGTCATCAAACATTTCCATACGGTAGTATGATTTACCATAATCAAAACAGGTAAAAGTCCTACAAGCATCATAAGACTTAGCTAAAGACCTAACAGTCCTAACAAAATCGTCGCCGTAAGAGTTATAATTAGCACGCCGGATATAGCGATAGCTTAAGTTATTGCCGTCTACCAGTAGTAGGTTTTTCCTATCTTTTGCAGATTCTACTTCTAGGTCTGCTAAGTCATTCCACGATACTGTCATTTAATATTCCTTTTTATTTGTATTTCATAATAACAAATAAAAAACTACTTAGCAAGAGAAGTTTGACTTTTTACTGCTGTCAGCCAGTCAGATAGTAAAGATATTTTGAAGCTATAACCAAATGAATTTACTTGTATATAATCATCAATTTGTATATCATCGTCATAAGCTACAAAATCTTTTGAGCGATTCCATCTAAATATAAGTAAAGGCTTTTTCTTCATAACTTCTGCCTCTCTTATAGTCTGTTCCCAAAAGCGTATAATATCTGTTGATTTTGCTGTTAGTAGGTTGTTCCACTCTAACTCTTTATAGTGCTTGGCCTCAATACACCACGGCCAAGCAGCCGTATCGTGAGGCGTCCATATATCTCCTTTTAAATAAGATATAGCACCACTTAGTGGCACCCGCTCAAACTGTATTGTAGAAAACTCTTTATTAAGAATACCTACTATTTTAGCCTCATAAGCGCTACCTTTTATTTTACTTTTATTTACCATTACGTTATTCCTAATTCTAGTTTAGCTAGTATATAAGAACGTATTATATCACTCCTAACTATATCGTCAGTATCAAACTCTATATCTGCTGTTTCCTGCATACTCTTAAAAACTTTCATAAACTGAAGAACTCCGTTCTTATCGTTAGTTTTTTGCAGATCAGATTGTAAATAATCACCGCAGAATATTATACGAGTATTGTGCCCTACACGAGTAAACACAGAATCTAGTTCGTGGAATGTCAAGTTTTGTAATTCGTCAACTATTACTATAGAGTTATTTATTGTAATACCTCTTACATAGGAAGTGCTAGTAAACTTTATAGTGCCTTGTGATTTTAGAGAATCATATGCATTACGAACAGAAAAAAGCTCCCCACATATCTGCCTGTAGGGAGCTTCATAGATAGATACTTTTTCTTCTTCGGTACCTGGAAGAAAACCCATATCCCTAGTTGGTACAGTAGAACGAATTATAAATATATCATTATAATCATTTGATGGGTCTAATACTTGTTCAAGTGCTAGATACAGACTAATAAAACTTTTACCTGTTCCAGCTACTCCGTGTAACAGTAGTTCTTTACCGTTACGAAACTCTCTAAATGTTTTTTCTTGGTTAGTTGTTTTAGGAGATACAGTATCTAGATCATCAATCCTTACTGCCTTTAAGCCTGTATTGTTATTTTTATTCTTTTTAGAAGCCATATAAAACCTTTCTTATTTAGAGTTAAAATACTCTATAAGGTCATTATAGCCTCCTACGTAAACATTATCAATAAAAATTTGTGGAACAGTTCGTGCATTAGGTAATATTTCTAGTAAATCTTGTTTGGAGTACTTTTCTCCTATCACACGTTCTTCATACCCTATTCCTCTTTCTGATAAAAAGTTTTTTGCGTCTACACAAAAAGGGCAGTTTAGTTTACTCCATACTACAGCTTTCATACGCCTGTAGACCCAAACCCTGCTGAACTTCGTTCAGTATCTTCTAGGCTATCAACTTCAACTATGTCTGTAATTTTGATAGTTTCACAAATAAGTTGTGCTATTCTGTCACCTGCATTAATATCTACTATCTGACTAGAGTTATTCATTAAGATGACTTTTATCTCTCCTGTATAGTCTCTATCTACTACACCAGCAAATACGTCAATACCTTTTTTAGCGGCTAAACCAGATCTTGGAGCGATCCTAATATAGCAATTTTCCGGAGCCTGAGCCGAAATACCAGTACTAACCATACGAAATTCACGAGGCGGTATTTTTATAGTTTCTATAGAACTTATATCAGCACCGGCAGCTTCAATACTACCTCTGCTAGGTAGAATAGCATCATCTCTTAGTTTTTTAACTTTCATATTTTCTCTTTTCGCAGTTTTTTAATATGTCAATCTTTTGCTCATTGCTAGAAGCAAGCCACATTCTTATTTCGTCTTGGCTTCTAAAGCAGCCTATGCAGACTCCGTTTTGGAGTCTGCATAGTTTTATACACGGTGATTCAATCAAATCTCACAGCCTGAGGAATCGCAGAACTTATTAGCCTCAGCATTCTCACCTTCTGCAGTTAGTGCAGAGAAGTCAAGAGGGCTAAGCGTTGCCATATACTGCTCTATTTCTTCACGAGGTGCTGGGGTATAAGGCGCTTGAGCATAGCCATGATCACTAATAGGAAGAAGAGATACTCCTTTTAGTTTTCTATCAAAGCAGCTTAGTGCACGAGCAATTTGAGATTTTTCATGCTCACTGAAAGTGATAGTGATAGATACTTGGTTATCTGCCCAGTATTCTTGCAAGTCAACAGCATTAGCAAATTGTTCCCATATAGAAATGTTTGTTTTACTGATAGTTCCTGGCTCGTGTAGTATAGGGAAATATATTACAGAGGTTTTAAGAGGGTCAGTAATAGCTGGTTCTACTCTATAACCTGCCTTTTCTAGAATAGGAATAAGTTCTGACGTATTCGCTACTCTTACAAGTCTATAGTAACTCTCTGCTTCTGCATAGTGTATGCCTGGAAGTGCGCCTGCAACTAGAGATACTGTTCCGCTAGGTTTTATACTAGTACGTTTAATAGATAACGGAACGCCAAGCCATTCTGAGTACTTTTGATCTAAATAGTCTACGTAGTTATATGCTCGATCACAGAACTCATCTAAGTAACGCTTACGACCAAAACGCTGTATAGCTTCTTGAATACCGCTTTGGGATGTTCCAATACGTCTATTACGTTTAATAACATCATTAGTTTCTCTCCAGTGAGTAGGAACAAGAGTTACTGTCTTAGCGTATAGATAAGCAAACTTTAATGTGCGTTGAAAATCCCAATAATCTTCATGATTAGACGGGAAGCTTTCTACCAAGCAGCAAAGCTCATAAGGCTCTAAAGACTGCTCTAGGCATGGATTACCGCCACGAACTCTATAATCTTTATGGTCTGCAGGGTCTTTCATACGGCTAAACGCTTGCATATTATCAAGCCAAGCTAGACCCGGTTCACCGTTTACTGCAATAGACTCAGCTACCTCAGTATAATCCATACCTACTTTTGCAAGTATAGAGTTGTTAGATGCCCAGCGCCAGCCTCCGAACTTATAGGCCCAAGGGTACTCAGAGTATTTACGGGCTATAATAGCGGTATTTTCAAATCTATTATAACTATTATAATCGTCTTCATTAATCTCTTTTAGTTCTAGAGGAGCTGCACCGCCTGTTTCCACTGGGAACTTCTGCCAATTTTTCATATTAGCAAAATCTAGATCATCTGGTTCTGCAAAAGCAATTTCAGCTGTTCTTCTTACATTACCGGCAACAACAATTTTACCAATAATGTTCATTATATCTGTAATATCTACAGAGGTTAGTAGAGGATTAGAGGCTTTAGCTCTGCTTTCAAGTATATCTTTAATACCGTTGAAACCTTGCACTAGCGGTTCTGGCCCAGACGCTACACCACCAAAACCTCTTATAGGCTCTCCATATTCTCTTACTAAAGATGTATCAGGTAGTACAGGATTAGATCCTTCTTCTAAATAAGAATCTATTAGACAAGATATAAGTTCTACCCAACCTTCACGAGAATCTTCAACAGTTATTACTTCTGGATCACCTTCTGGTATATAAGAGGCTATTTTACCAGCGCCTTTAGTATCAAACCCGACACCTACGCCTACCATACTCATATCCATAAGAAACGCAAAAGGTTTAGACATTTCTGCGTCTATATTTTCTGTCGAAACGAATCCACAGTTGTTAAGTGCTGCGCCGCCTTTTTGCCATACAAAATCAGTGCCCATCATCCATAGGCCACGACCTGGAGGTGTCCATTTAAAAGTAAATAGCCTTTCAGCAGCTTCTTCAGCTAGGCTATGCGCGCGTTTTTCGTTCCAAGTATGTTCAGACGTTATCGAGTGTGTTTTAAGGATAGAAAACATACCCTCTATAACACGAATTACCGTGTCTGCCCACGATTCCATCTTACCATTAGGTTTTTTACGTGAATATGTACGGTAATAGGTAAAAGCACTTAGTCCTCCATATCCCCAGGTAACAGAACGACTTTTTAGCTCGTCTTTAAAGGCTTGTTTTAGTTGAAATTTAATAGGGTTTTTCCCAATAGTTAACATATATTCTCCTTACGCATAAAATAATCTATAAAAAGCCTCAGCTATTTATAGTACTTATGTTATTTTCTTTTGTTATACTAATTTTGTGTATTAACGGATGTGTAAAGTCGTGAGAGATTAGAAAAACGTTTAAGCTTTCTTCTTCTTGTAGCACTTCTATAAGTTTTTCTTTGCCATCTGCGTCTAAAACGCCTGTTATCTCGTCTAAGAACAACAGGTTTACAGAACTTCCACCTAGTTTAGATAGAAGACTACGAATTGCTAATAAAATAGAGGTTTGTATACGGCTAAATTCACCGCCAGACATTGTCTCTATAGGAGATTTTATGCCGTTATTTACTATAGATATATTTAGCTTTTCTTTTTCTAAAGAAAACTCTACTTGAAACTGTCCATCGCTCAAAGAAGCTAGATATTGATTTATAGTAGTTTCTAACTCTTTAGTGAGACTTTCAAGCTTAAATGCTACGATCCCAGACGTGCTAAAAGCTTTTTTAAGTATGTTTAGCGAGGTAGCTACATCCGACTTGTTAAGTATATCCTTTTTTATATCGTCCTGTCTAACTTTAAAATCGCTAATTTGCTCTTTTACTGCCTCAATTTTAGCATTATGAGCGCTAACTTGTTTATTAAAGTCTATTATAGTTTTTTGTATATCTTGCTGAGAATCTAGCTCTAACTGTAGCTTTTGTTTTTCAGCTTTTAAGTTATCAGCATTGGGGTATTCAGTAGGAATACTACTATCTATTAGCTGTGTAAGCTGCTCGAACCTAAGAATCTTATCTCTATTTGACGTGTAATGCTCTAATACTTGTTGATATTTATCGTAGTTTCTTTGCATAGAACTTATAGACTGGTTTAGCAGAAACAGCTCATTTTCTTTTTCTTTTATGCTACCGTCTAGTTTTGCTTTCATAGCTACAAGATGATTATTGTCTATGTCTTGACCACAAGAAGGGCATTTATCTAAAATCTTGATACTAGAAACTTCACGCTTAAGAGTGTTTAGTTCTGAAGATAAGCCGATCTTTTCATGTTTTAGCACTTCTAATTCGTCGATACCCTCATATACTTCAGGCTCTTGTAAACTAACATCAAAACTTAGCTCATCTCTTTCTGAGATGTACATATTGTTCTTATCTATACGCTTTGTAATCTCAGTTATGTTAGATAGCTCACTATCTATTTCAGAAATTCGCACAGATAGAGATGAATCAATCTTTGGTAAAGGTTTTTCTTCACGAGGTTCAGATAGTTTTGTGTTGTTTAAAAAGTCTTCTACAGACCGTAACTCACCTTGTAACTCGTTTAACTGCTTGTCTGTAGCAGATGATGCTACCTTAATATTATCGCCTATTTCTAGGTATTTTTCAAGGTTAAATAGATTAATTAAGAACTTCTTGCGGTTAGCGTCTGTAGCCTTTAAGAAGTCTAGCAAGTCTGTAGATGATTGATAAGTAAGTTGTGAGAATACTTCAAAATCAAGACCGATTATAGAGTTGATTTTTTTATAAGTATCTAAAACCTTATGTTCAGAAATATCTATTCCGTTCTCTAACAGCTTGACTTTTGTAGACGCACCTGTTCGCTGTACTTCTACTCTGTAAGAGTTATCGTCGGTATCAAACTCAACAGCACCTTTCCAGTTTTTAGAGTTTGACCATCGGTTTAGAATATCGCCTTTCTTTACTCCTTTTATGTTTTTATTATAGAGTATTTCTTGAAGAATTAAGGCTATCGAGCTTTTACCGCTACCATTCTGAGCAGTAAGCTGAGTTATCTTATTTTTATCTAGCAATAGGTTATTAGAGCTACCATAGCTAAACATATTAGAAAACTCTATTAGTTTTAGCGTTGTGTTCATAGTCTACTTCCTATAGTGTCTTTAAATACTTTTAATACAGCGTCTACATTAGCGATGTTTATATGATTAAGATATATTTCAAGCTCCTCATATATGTTTTTATTCTTTAAATCAAGAGTAGCATCACTTTCATCACGAGTAGCAAGCTTTTTGTCTAACAGTTCTGACTTTTGCACTTTTGCTAACTCATCAATAGAACCTTTGACTTCATATACTACATGATGATACTCATCTTGCTTCATTTCTTCGCCTGCTGAGATAGTACGACGAAGTAGTTTAGGTAGCTTTAAGTCTACAAACTCAACGCTATAATCATCTATTGAACGCAGTTCAATTATGTCAACACCATAAGCACGCTTTTCATTTCTATCAAAGCTTGTATTTAGTGGAGAACCGGGATAATAAGCTGGAAAGTCTTTATAGCGATGACGTTCATGTAAATCGCCAAGCAGTATAAGTTTCCAAGGACGTAGTTTTTCAAAGTCATACTCAGCAGTAATATGTGGGGGAACTTCTCCGCGAATATGAGTAGTTAATATGTCTCCCTCCATATACTCAGGAAGATTGTCTGTTTCTACGCTACCATAAGGAAATGCTTGAAAATTTTGACCTAAGATGTTTACCCTATCATTGCCTGTTAGAATATGTACTAAATCATTTTTTACAGTATTTTCTAACTTAAAGTGTTCCCAAAAACTATGACCTTTGCGAGTGCTTTCATGATTACCTGGTATCACAATAGTAGGAATTGTAACTGAATTTAGATAGGATAGTATAAGCGCTACATCATCAGTTTCTGGTTTTCTATCAAATAAGTCGCCAGAGATTACATGAACATCGCACTGACCCTCTAAATCTCGCAAACGTTCAAATAGCAGTAAGAATCTACGCTCTGCCCAAGCATAAGGTATTTTCTTTTTGTGTAAATTAATGTGCCAATCTGCACTACTTAATATTTTAATCATAGTTGTCGAAGTATCCTCCTCGTTGTAAACTTTCACTATATCCTAACCAGTTATCTACACCTCCCTCGTGTAAACATTGCAGTTCTAAAGAATCTTTCTTAAGGTCTGCTAACTCATCTATACTAACTAGCGTGTAGTTAGCATCTTGCATACGAGTGAAATATGTAGATACACTAGCCCAAAATATTCTAGCTGCTTCGTCTATTTTGCTTTCGTCATGAAACTTGTGAGTACCGTCAGGTAATATAGATACTAGCACCTTTTCTTCTGAATATATAGTTATAGTATTAGTGTTTTCTGGCATTTTAAGAACACTTTTTACTAGAATATCATCTTCTGTAACTTGAATTTTTTCCATTTGCCTTTCGCTTTAAACTGTGCTAGTATTAACGAAGTTAGCATTAATATAGCGATTGAATAATATTGAACAAGCCTCGCACAGTTTGCGCAAACGTTGTAACAGAGTTACATAAAGGTTGTGCACGCTACAACGAAGTTGTTTATCTTATTATTACGTTATAAGCTAGCAACAGAGTTGCTTTTTGTTAGTGGGCCACTTTGTGCCTGCTGCTAGCTTAGTTTTTATGCTGATTCTAAACGAAGTTTAGTCACGGGTTAACTGCTTCTAAACGAAGTTTAGTCACGGGTTAACTGCTTCTAAACGAAGTTTAGTCACGGGGTTAACTCTGGCCTACAATCTTAGATACATCGCCTTCAAAAGTATAAGACCCTACATGGTTAAGTTTAGTATTTAAATCTAACCAAATCTCTCCGCCTAGTTCTTGCCAACGACGACAGAAGCTGTAGTCTTCACTAAGTAGTCGATTATCTTTAGGATCAAGACGCACATCCCATAGATTATAACAATACTTCTCTAGATCTTTAGATATATTAGAATCGTTACGATAATGAAGTTCTGGATAATTTGCAATCATCTTTTCAATCACTTCACGTTTTACTAAGAAAAATCCTGTAGAAGCATCTAGTACTTCTGCAGCCCCGTTTTCTACTCTAATCTTACGTCTTTCTGAATCCATAAATTTAAAGTTAATAGCATACTGCACTGGTAGTGCTTTTTTAGGGTAAGCACCTGCTAAAATAGGCTTATCATAAGCTAATGCTCTGATAATGTCATCTGGCTGAAACTCAATGTCTGCGTCAATAAACATTAGATGAGTACAATCACTAGCTAAAAACATAGCTGTGAGAATGTTTCTAGCACGAGATATTAAGCTTTCATTTCTTAGAGTTGTAATTCTAAAATTAATGCCATGACGCATAAGAGTTTGTGTAGCACGAAACATACTCAGAAAGTACTGGTCTGTTAGCATACCACCATAACAAGGGGTAGCAAAAAAGACATTATGTTTTCTAAGTTTTTCTAGGTCTACTGTGGCTTGCCCGCCGTTTAAAGAGGTAAAAGCCCCAAAACTTTGTTGTTTTGGAGCTTCACCCTTAACAGCCAAATCTGTTAATGATTTTTTCATGCTAGATCGTCTACGTCCTCTACTGGCTTAAACTCGTCAGAAGCTTCACCAGCAAAATAGTTGGTATTTTCTAGAAGCCATTTTTTCTGATCATCATAAGATTGACGCTTTATAATTTTCTCTAAATCATAAAGTTCTAGGCTTCTTTCTTCGTCTGTAAGAGGGCTGTTTCCTCGTGCAGGAAGAATAGAGTATTTTACGTTTTGTGGAAGAGGTCCAGTTTTTTCTTTTTTGATTGTGATATCATACCCGTTATCAGGGTCAGCGGGTGAGCCGTAGTCTGGGTCTACTGCTAGATCAACAATCTGTGCGTAAATAGTAGAGCGAAGGTCAAATAGTTTAATTTCTCCGTCTGCTCTATCAATTACTTGGCATACATACGCAAAACCAGGTTTATCGTTATATACATCTTCTGGAATTTCCTTCATAGGATCTTCTGCGTTATTATTAAAGCTTTCAGTCTCTCTATCAAACTGAAGACATTCTACAGGCATTTTACGGCCTTCTTTAGTAACTACCCAGTAAGTATAACGGGGCAATACGCCACCTACTAGTCTTACTTTTGTATCGCCTGCTTTTAGGCTTAGTCGTTTGATTTCTCGACGCTCACCTGAATTTGACGCTTTTTTACCTTTTGCTTGATCCCAAGCTACCATATTTCTTCTCCTTGGTTGTTGAACATAAGTTCTTAATAGTGGTTCCTCGTTAGAGGGATTCGAGAGGAAAATAAATCCTGTCGTCTGTTATTGTTAAAAATGGATTTTCTGTTACGTTTTCAAAATACTTCTTAGGTATGTAGTTTTGATTCTCGTTTATGCGGCGCATAGATAGTGCTTTTAGGTATACAACCTTTTTTCTTGCAGGCACATTGTAGAATAAAAACTCTGGATTCCTAAAATAGCTTTGAGGCTCTTTAGTTTTGTAATAACATACCAGCCCTACTCGTTTATCTAAGTAGAAACAGTTTTTGTTAAATATATGTCTAGGTATGTGGTGTATATTTAAAGTTCGTAACATTGTCTTACTTGATAACTCATTATACACATTTGTTTGAGCATATGCCAAGCATAATATTGCAGCAAGATCCTTTCTGCCTAGTACTAGAAGTTCATCCCAATTAAAATATGTCGTAACCACGTTTTTGATACCACAATATACGGTTATTTTGTTGACGTTTTACTATGTTGCCTACAAGTTGAATATCTACTACTAAAGGGTCTTGAGCTTCTGGATGAAGCCTTTCTATACGCCCAATTCTTTGCTCTAGCTGTATAGTGTTGTTGCTAGGGCATGTTAATATAAGAGTATCTAGTCTATGACAACTAATACCTTCATCAAATAGTTTAGTAGATAGTATAGCTTTATATTTAGTTCCTAAACCTTCTAACCCGTCTTCACGTTCTTCTTCTGATGTGCTACCTATCAAACATATACTATTTGGTATTCTACTTTGTATGTCTTTTAGCATTTGTACTCGCTCACCTAATATAAGAGGGCATCTGCCTTTAGCAATATAGCTATTAGCTAAGTTAGCTACAAACTCTATATAAACTTCATCAGAGCACAGCTTGTTTAATGCTCTAGCCCAGTCTCTTTTTGGGTCTCTTATAACAAACTTAAAGTCTGTAGGTATAAGTTTTACACTAGGAGTGACTAAGTCTCTAGAATCTTCTGCTATTATATGATAATCTGTAAAATAATCAGGCAAGAATAGGTGTTTACCATCTTTTCTTCTAGGAGTTGCCGTTATTGCTATTTTTATTTTACAGTTTATGTTGTTTACTACAGTAGAGAACATGTCTGCCGGACACTTGTGCGCTTCATCTACTAGTAAGCAGCTAAACTCTTCTCTAAGAGTGTCTAAATTATTATAAGCTGTTTTGTATATAGCTACGGTTATATCTTCTACAGAAAATAACCCATCTCCTATTTTACCGATTTTAACATCTGGCAGCTGCTGTTCTAACTCTTTTAGCCATTGTCTAAATAGAAGTTTAGTATGAACTAATATAAGAGTTCGTGTGTTATTTCTAGCTATAAGATTACACGCGGCAAAAGTCTTACCCCACCCAGGAGGAGCTTGTAATAAACCACTTCTAGCCCTGCTTCTATTAAAAAATTTATCTACAGCTTCTTGCTGTTCTGGTCTTAGTACACCATTAAATTCGATATTATAGTCAAGAGCTTTAAAGTTTCGTCTATCCTCTATCGAATTCCATTCGAGTTTATTGTAAGAGTTAGACGGAACTATAAAACACTCGTCAGTTTCTTCTATAGTAGAAAGAAACTCTTCGCCATTATGATAGGTATATAAACTTCGTAGATGCTCTGCATCTTCTACGCCAGTCTTACTTATATATATTTTATCTGCTATTATTATAGATTCTACTTTAGCTTTGTTCATACTGTTATTCTTTTTTTATCTATAGTTTTTTCACTAGTAAACTCTTTTATATACCATTCGTTATTTATTAAGACTACTACAGCGTTCATATCTTTAGTGTCTAGGTTTAAGTCTTCTAGAGTGTTAATTTCAAAAGGATAGGATATTTTATCTAGCCATACTAGATTATTACTGCTTCTTTTAACACGTTTTATCTGCCATTCTACTGCTTGAGGTACGCTCAAGTCGTGGATTATACCTGCGGAGTCTACTCCCCAGTTCACTTTTGAGTATACTATATCTTGAATGTTTTTGCAAGTAAAATCGAAACGCACTCTATTCTTCATTTGAAGTAGTCTGGCGAAATAATCGCCAGACAAGTTTTTATCATCTAAAGTAGCTTTGTGAGCATTAGGCCCTGAATATGTGTATATCTTATCTAGTGTATACTCTACAGTATCAGGAGCTTTTTTCAACCCGAAAAAAGGAAAAGATATATTACGCAGCTTTAATATATTTTTCTTCATCTACTAATTCTCCCCAGCTGTCTCCTATTTCAAAATCTACTTTAATAGGGCATCCAGGAATAGATAAGCCTCTGTCACGTTGTATACACTCTTTAGCATTAGAAATATACTCTTCTACTAGTTCTTCACGCACTTCAGATACGATAGAGTCATGAACTACAGTAAAAGGTATTATATCCTCTTGATACCCTCTATCTCCTACCCAATTCATTAAATCAATAAGACCTAATACGTTAATATCAGAAGCTACTGACTGTACTAAAAAGTTAACTCCAGAGCGGATAGCATGTTTAGCTACTCCAGGGCTGTCAGCTTTTGCTTCTGGTAGTCTGCGCTTACGGCCAAAAAATGAATAGATAAACGCGTGATTCTCGATCTGATGATTTGAATCATCAATAAAACGTTTTAGTGCGCGAGCTTCGTTAAAGTACTTATTAATAAACTGTTTTGCCTGAACTATAGATATTTCTTCTCCTGGTTTAGCATCTTTATTGACAGTCTCAGCAATTTTAGCTGGCCCTGCCTGATACATAATCCCGAAGGTGATTGCCTTTGCATACTGTCTCTCAGCAGGATAAAACTTTTTAACTTCATTAACTTCGCAAGGCAGATTAAACATCTGCTTAGCTACATAAGAGTGGAAGTCTAGTTTGTCAATGAACGCTTGTTGTAGAAACTTATCACCGCTCAAAACAGCTGCATAATAAACTTCGGCTGTTCCTAAGTCGCACTGAATTATTTTATAGCCTGGTCTAGCTTTAAATAGCTTTTTGATGTCTTTGTTATCTCGCGGTATGTTTTGATAATTAATAACACCGCTAGAGCTTAGACGACCAGAAGTAGTGCCGTGAATGTTAAAGCCACTACGAAGCCTGCTATCAGGGTCAATACCGTTTTTAATATTATTGATGTAAGTACCTGCCATTTTAGACTTTTCTCGTAAATCTAAAACAGCTTCTGCTAGCGGGTGATCAATACTTTTTAGTACTTCTTTATCTACAGACCACGCCCCTGTATCTGTCTTTTTAGTTGGGCGGATATTAAGTATGCTAAAGAACAGCTCTCGCAGCTGTGCTGTAGAGTTGGGGTTAAAGCTTTTACCATGTATACGCTCAAAACGTTTTACCGCTTCGTGCTCTTCAATTTCTGCACGACACTCTTCAACGTCGATTTGATACTGTTCTGCAAGCCAGTTTACTTGTTCTTTATCAACAGGGCCGCCATTAGTCTCTAGCTGAATAATAGCACGAGTACCTGGCATTAGGATATTATTATATAGTTTAGAGAATTGCTCACTTCTATCAACTAGAGGCTTAAACTTATTGTAAAGCTGAAATGTAGCATCTCCGTCTTTACAGCCGTAAGGTGCTAGAATTTCATCAGGTAGCATACCATAGTTAAAGTCAGCTAGTTTGATTTTATTTTTTCTACAGAAAGTCTTTTTATAATCATCAAGATCACGTTCGTAGTCACCTAGATCTGTAAAACGCATAGCCAATGGTTTTAGGCCGTGAGTACCTACAGCCTCCTCTAGACAGTAATGCAGTAACATCGTATCTTCAAAGTCTGGAAACTCAAAGCCCAGTTCGTGCACCATGAACCTTACGTCGAACTTTGAGTTATGAAATATGATCTTCTTCGTTTTAAAGATATTATGAAACCAAGTTTTATATTTGTATACTATTTCTTTAGATACATAAAGACCCTGGTGTGGGCGCGTTGATAATACAATGCCTAAGATACTACCGTTATACGGAGACAAGCTAGAGGTCTCGATATCTGCTACAATAGTGTCTGCTTCTTCTATTTGTTGTTTGTATTTATTGAACTGTTCCTCAGTCTCAATAAAACAGTAATCTTTTTCATGCTTTTTAGTAAGCTCTTCACCGGAAAGTAGCTTAGGAATATTATTAAAAGCTTTTATAATATCATCTTCTAGTTGTGGGCGCACAGTAATGATATTTGGGTGCATAATAGGTAGATACTTGTGCTCAACGTATATTCCGTTATACTTCTGAACTCCAGTCATACCAGCCACGTATTTTAGAGACTCTGCACCTACAGGGCACACAATCTTATAAGCATCTAAGCTTGATAAGTCTAAGTCTACATCTTTTTTGAGGATTTTTTCTTTCTCTGTAGAGCATAGATATTTAACATCAAATTCTACATTTTTTAGATACTTATTAATGATTTTCTCGGCACTCTTTTCTGAAGTGCTAGGAAAAACAAAACAAACGTCAGTCATAGTTACACCTTTCTAAGTAATGATTCTGCTTGTTGTTTAGTTAATTCACCTGGGTCAACACCCTTTGGTAATCTTATAATTCTAGCATAAATATTACTAGAATCCAATAGTTTTTGTATTTTTTCTGCTGCTTTTGTACCAGATTCATCTGAATCCATCATTATATCTACGCGTATAACTCCTCTATTATCTAGCAGCTTTACTTTATCTTTATTAAAATTAGTTGACCCAAATATGCACAGAGTATTCTTAAAACCGTTCTGCCACATATTTAGCATATCATAAAGCCCTTCTACTAAGATAACATGATTAGTGTTAGATATTCTGTCTAACGGAAATAGGCAATCAGCAGTTTTAGAACTACCAGGTTTTCTACTATATTTAGACTGGTTTTCTAAATCTTTTAGCAGTCTACCTTCTATGAACCTTAGTTTTCCGTGCTGAAATATAGGGATACATAAATAGTCTTGTAATCCTAGCTCTACAGTAGTAAAAGCGCCAAAGGATCTATATATTTCTGGAGCTATACCTCTAAACTCTTCGGAAAAGATGCGTCTATCGTCAGGTAATTTAATAGCATCAATCTGAAGCTTTTTATTTATCTTTTCTTTTAGCTTCATGATTTTGTAGGGTTGTTTACTATCAATGTCTATTAAAGGTATTTCGCCTATACTAGCTAAGTATTTGTTTATACCGCCTCTGAAACCACAACTCCAGCAGTTAAAAATACCTTTTTCAATATTAAAAGACAAACTAGGAGAGTTATCTTGATGCTCTCCGCTAGTACAGTACAATAGTATTTCTGCCGGATTGTTAGTTTTTTGGTATGTAATACCTCGCTTAGTAAGAAGATCTAACAAGTCTGTCATACGTCTTTTGGTCCTTGTTTTTCGTTATCACTACCGAACTTAGTAGCACTATGAGGTCTTTCTGCTATAACATCACTACTTGCAGGATTGATTTTTACACATTCCCAATTCATAGCCACATCAAAACTCATATGCTTACCGTTTCTTATTTTAGTAGTATGGATAGCTAATTTATTTTCTAGAGACCTATCATCACCTTCATTAGCTGGAAAGAAGTTAAAACTTCTATCAGCACTATCAAGGATGCCTTTAGCAAATCTAGCTTCACCACTAGCATCAATCTGATAAGGAGACACTGTTGTTAGATCGTATTTTCTAGATAGGGATTTTAGGTTATCAGCAATTACGATCTGTGTTTTCCAGTCTTTTTGGTCTTCATGTTTAATAATGTTTAGGTAGTCCACAACTGACATATTAAAATTAGGATACTTATTTCCAAATAAGTTATAATAGTGATCAATCCTATTTAAAGATAGGGACTCATCATCAATTAAGAATAGCCGGTGTTCTTTGAGTGTAGGTTTTTCAATTTTTACCCTCTTTTCAAACTTTTTGTAGTCTTTATCTAACTCAAATTCTCCTAATAGGTTTGTTACTGTGTCTGAGCTTTCATAGAAGGTAGCAAATTTTGCTTTTGCAATCTGTAGCCTTTGAGCTGGTGTAAGTTTATTTTTAAATATATCTAGAAAAGGAACTCCTGATATAATAGACAATAATCTGTCATATACTTCTTTATACCTCATTTCGATACTAAAAAATGCTACAGTGTTCCCTTGTAAGAAACGATTTAAGGCTAAGTTGAGGGATATAATAGACTTACCAGAACCTCTTCTACCGCCTAGAAGCACTAACTCTTGAGTAGCAAAACCGCCATTTATAGCATCATATTCATTAGATAGCCCAGAAGGAAAGATATTGAAATCGTCTTCTGAAGGAAAAAAGTCTAGCTCAGCAACATCAAAAAGCTCATCATCGGTAGGTATAGCACTGTTTAAGGCTAATAAGTGATTCTGAAATTTATCTACTATCTCTACTTTTTCTAAATCTTCTAAGCTGTCAACTAGCTTATCAACAAATACAATAGTTTCTTCTCTTACAAAGTAGTCTTGTAGTTGTGCAATCAGAAATGAATCACTAATTTCTGAGTTTACAGAATCCTCAGAACATATCTGAGATTCTAAATATTCTTGTACTGTACTATCCTTGTGGACAGCAGTAAACTCGTCTAGAGAAGGTAGACGAGTATTAGCTTTATAAAAAGACTTAATCTTACCAAAAATAATAGCATTTATTCCGGTAAAGTAGTTGTCAAAAATTTTAGAATATAAATCATTGCTTTGCGAATCTAGTAGCCTTCGCAAAGCAACTCTTTGTAAGTCTATTGCCATTATTATCCCTTTACTGGGTAGAGTTCGTCCCTTTTAACGTATTTAAAGCATTTGTAATCTTCATCTATCCAAACCCTATAATACTCTCTACCTGTTTCTTCAAGTACTTTCATTATTTGATTACGCAACTGCAACATTGCTTTCATTTTTACGTGCTTTCCGTCATCAAATATCCAATATACTTCATAGTGCACACCTTCTTTAGGTTCTTCGTGCACTCCTGATAACCCTTGTTTATTGGGTTTAAAAGGGTAAGTTTCTATTGCTTTTTGTCGACCAGACTCTAGGTATTCTAATAAGTCTTCGTCATATACTTCGTCTACAATAGCAAAGCAATTCTCTTTAGCAATAAATACTTTATCTCCTTTATTAAATTTTACTTCTAGATCTTGTACAATATGATCTACTGTAGCTGCTTGTTTTTTACCTCTAGCACGTATAGGGGTGCCAGTCTCAAGCAGGATATTTTTAATGCGTTGAGCAGACACATAATATTGCTTAGCTAACCCTGACTGAGTTTCCCCATTAAGATAAGCTCTGGCTATGCCGTCTTTCTCAGCTTTAGTAAATATTTTGTTTTTGGCAGCTTTTTTAAGCGCAGCTTCTCGCTCTAGGGATTTATCAAAATCCTCTATCAATTTAGTTAAACGTTTTGTATTATAAGGAATACCTAAATGTTCGCAAACAAATTTCTTAGTTTTACCTGCTTTTAAATACCATTTAGCTTGCCGTATTTTTGCTTCTGATATTTCAGTTGTTGCTTTTTTACTCATTTGTAACCCTATTAGTAATCATTATTATATAGTATATCTCATAAGTAACAAAGTGTCCAGCTGAAAACAGTTTTATATGCTAGCATTACGGCTTACGAAATAAAAGAAGCATCCTATAATTATATAAAATTCTCCTAGGTATGTCAAATATTATTAATGAACACTTAGGTCATTATCTAGCAGAAACATATCTGCTGAAATATCTCTTATAAGACCTGTCATAGTATAAATTGGAGTAAATTTTTCATTAAAAAACCTATTCGACCTATACAGCTTTTCTACGTAAAAACTGCTTATATATAACTCAAGCAAATCTGTGTATTGATCATCTTCCTCACTTAGGTCAGGATAGAAATGCTCTATTAGGTTAGAAAAGTATATAATTTTATTTTCCATTTCCATAGCTAGTACGGCGTCTAAAGATTCGTCAGGTAAATCTTCTAATATAAAATCGCTATTCATTTGATACTCCCATAAAAAAAGGATGGCGTTTCCGCCATCCTAGTAACTTTTAGTTTATTTAGCAGATTACTCTGCAGCAGCCTTTGGGGTGTAGTCTGCACATGCTAGCCCACGACGAGTTAGCACAGTCTTTACACCGCGGACAGTTTTATCGAAGTGAGTTGCTAGCTCTTCAACAGTTTGATCTAGCATATCCTCGATACCAGCATAAGCATCGGTCTTGTTGTCTTTTTTATCACGCTGAGGCGCTTTTAGACCCATAGAAAGAAGCTTACCGCGAACGGAGTTTACAGGGCGACCCATAGCGTCTGCGATTTCTTCTAGGAACTTGCCAGCTTCTACCATCTGTGCGATAGTTGTTTCTTCTGCTTCTGTGTAAGTACGAGGAGTTACTTTTTTATCAGCAGGCTTAATATGGCCAGTCATTTCCATAGAAAGTGCTTTACCGTTGATCTGACGAGCAGTAACTTCACGGCCCCATTCACCGGAGAAATGAGACGCGATTTCTTCAGCAGTCATATTGCCGGAATTTGCTTCTAGGAAAGCGCCTAGAGTTTCAGTTTCTTCTGCGGAGAAGATAGGAGCAGCGCTAGGCTTACGAGGTACATCATAACCAAGCTTACGTAGTTTAGCTGTTACAGAACGGCGAGGAAAGTCAAATTCCTCCATAAGTGCTGTGATTTTTTCCTCGTCTAGGCCACTGTTAGCAACTTCTTGCATACGTGCAACCATTTCGTCGGTGTATTCGAATTTAGACATTAATGTTTCCTTTGTTAGTGTGTTGTTAAGAGAAAGTTCTCTTTGTTATATTTAGATATTAATACAAACTTTAACATTAAGCAACTATAAAGTTAAAGTTTTTTGTGAGCTTGCTACCTTAAAAAATATTCAAAAAACTCCTTGTAACACATCTTTTTTACTTGACCAGTAGTCAACTATCTTTGTGTTGTATTGAACAGCTTTTTTATATTTTGAAGAGGTAGTGTCTCCTCCTGTTATTAGTGCGTAACAGTCTTTCGTTACAGTACTAGTAACAGTAAACCCTTTAGATGTAAGTATATCAGCTAGATCACCTCTGGTCATGTCTAGCTTTCCTGTGATACATACTTTCTTGATTTCTGTTGTTATTACATCAGAAGTTAGAACTTTTTCTTCTAGAGCTAAAGGTAGTTTTTCTACCCAACTCTGATTATCTTCTAACCATGATAGAATTGACTGCTCTGTAGAAGGGCCCACGCCTTTGATGTCAGTAACAGCAATATCTTTTAAGTCAGTAAATTTTGGTAATTTAGTGACGATAAGTTTAGCTGCTGATCTTCCCACTCCTGGAATTCCTAAAGCAGCTAATACTTGATTATAAGGCTTATTTTTAGCTTTATCAAGTTCTATTTTTATTTTTTCGCCGTTTACTCCCAATTTTGACCATGTAGTGCAGGAAAAGATATCTGCTGGTGTATTAAACGCCATTTTCTTAAGGCTAGCAGGACCAAGACCTTTGATTTCCATTACCTTAACAAAATGCTCAATCACTTTATCGCTAGATGCTTTGTCTTTCTCAACTGTAAATAGTTTAGGACCGTTTTTGTATGTAGCAACATTAAGAGCTTTTTCTGCGTGCTCTTTAGTAATTTTAAGATTGTGCTTAGAGTGCTCTACAACGCTTATAAACTTAGGTATTACACCACCCGCTCTTTCTACTAGAATAGTATCACCTAGCCCTAGATTATGCTCTTCGATAATACCAATATTATGAAGAGTGATCCTAGTAATAGTAGCATCTTCTAGAACTAC